TATGGCATTCAGTTCCGATGACGTAGTGCTTGACAGAATAATCGGCGAATTCGGTGTTGATCCAATCATTAAGTTGTTGAAGGGTAAGTTTTGATTGTGGATAAGTGAGACCAATGGTTTGGGAATTAATTCTGAATGACATAAAATAGTAAATTTATTGAATTTTTACTGCCAACTTATGTAAAATGAATATTTGAGGTTCACTTTTGGTGACAAAAATGACCCCAGTAAAATAAAAATTAAAGATATAAAAATAAAACACAATATATTATTGATCTTACGGAGATACTACGTGTAAAGGTAGTATTTTTGTGGGGTTAGAGCGAAGGCCTAGGGCCGTAGCGTGGGTTAGTTTAGGAAAGGGTATATGGGGGGTTCGGTCAAATCGAAGATTTTCGAACGAAGTTCAGACCGAAGGTCGTAGAAGACTGACAATATATACGTCAGTATATTTAATATTACTCAGTCTTCCCCCCACCCTGCCACCCCTGCACAAAAAAAAAATAATATAAATACAGGTTCGGGTGAGACAGGATCGGGTGGTATTTATATTATGAAACCAAGAGCTGGACGTACTCCAATTAGACGCTCTGGTGGGAGAGTTTATAGTACTCCTCCTGCTACTCCTCGTGGCCGCACTCGTATGCGTGTTACGGGCAATATTGCTAATCCTGGTCGCTTTGCCCGAAATTTAGCTGAAACAGCATTTAATCGTTATGCACCTTTGCCGTTACGGGCTGCCGTTGGTATTGGCAGATTAGCATATAGTGCATACCGTGCTTATCCATTTAATGGTAGAGCCAGGGCTATTCGTCGCCGTGGTACAGGTACCGGTCGTAAATATACCCAAGGAAAGCTTGGTGGAAGGTTCGGGAAAACCTATCGACCTGGTACCGACATGTTTAGAAAACAAGGATTTATGCACACTACTGAAGTGCACGGAACTGTAAATGATCCTGATTGTGTGTACATTGGACATTCATCGTTTTCTGGCACTCAATTATTGGAGGTTATTTGCCAAGCTATTTTAAGGAAGCTATTTGCAAAAGCAAATTGGAATTGTAGAGATGTCAATGAAAATTTACCATCGTTTTCAGATAGTAATGTATCTAATTTGTGGCGTCTAAGGTTAATTAGACAAGATAAAACCACAGGAACTTTGTATGAACATTCATACACAACCACTGGTGATACTAGTATTTACTTGATTGTTGGTGATGTTTCTGTTGGATTAGCACCTGCTTGGCCTCAATTGCTAGAATATCTTCGCGATTATATGCGTGGAGATAGGAATCCTAGTGTTTTTAATGCAATTGTACCATACAAAATTGTGTTATACCGTGAAGAAGGAAACGTGGCGGTGTTTTATCAGCATGAAGCTGAATTGTATTTCAGTGAAATGATGGTAACTGTGAAGTCTAAATCGACTATGAAAATTCAGAATAGAACTACCGCAGCGGATGGTTCCACATCTGATGAAGATATATCAGCAAATCCTATTGCAGGCTTGCAATATGAGTTTTCTGGTGGTTGTCCTAGACCGAATGGCTTATCTAATATGTTTCCGTTTGAGAAAATGTTAGACCCGTCAGGTGTTATTTCTGTTAGAGCGAATGCTGTAACAAATGGTAACTTTACGAAGGAACCTTTGCCTCCTAAAACATTTGTGAATGTTGTTAAATCTGGAAAGATTAAGTTGGAGCCTGGGGAAATTAAATATAGTAATATATATTATGTAACCCAGAAGCCTTTGTTGAAGTTTTTGTTTCAAATGGGATTTTCATTAAATGCAGGTAGTACTGCAAATATTCATATGGTTGGCAAATCAGCTTTGTTTGCCCTTGAAGATGTTATTAATGTGAATTCATCTCATAACATAAATATTGCATACGAGATTAATAGAGAATTCGGTGCATTTATTAGTGTTAAAAAGGATACTATTGCGCAAGGCAGAAGATATGATATTGAGCATAATGATGTTCCAGTTAGTAGTTAAATAAAAGTTTATTAAAATAATTAGAGATTATCAAATCTATCTTGTTCAGTAATTCTAACCACTTTGCATCTTCTCGCAACTGCCGGATCTTGGAGATTGACAGGATCTTCGTTGCACGTGAAGATCTTAATTGTTTTTGCAGGGATTGTTGCAATTCCATAACGAACGTGGATAGATCTAGAATCATAGTAATCTACCAAGTGGATTTGAGCTTGGATTGGATAGTGCTTGAAGCTTACATCATCAAATAAAATGGACACATGATAATTGGCACGAAACATTTTGAGTTCATCTATATGTGTGACGAATAGGCAAGGCTTTGGAATATTAGTTTTGGCCCATGTTGTCTTGCCAGTGCCAGATTCCCCAATTAAAATTAAGGCTTTAGGTCCTACCCAATCCAGGTTAAAGGCAAAGTTTTGCAAACAAGGTTTCATGATGCCATCCCAAGTCTGACCGGCAGTTAAAGTTATTCCATCTGTGGCATTTGCTAAGTCCCAAATTTTTTCACCATAAGAAATTTTGTTTACTCCTGCCCAGACGAGGAACTCGAGCTTGGTGGTGGATTTTGACCGTTGAACAATCTCCTCCTCAGTGGGCCTAACAACTGTGGGGCGAGTGTCAAGGGAACCCTCCTCCTTGAAGGTTCCATCCTTCTTGCAATATAAGACCCAGTGGCGATAATTCCTGGGTCTGAGGATGTTGGGGTGTTCCCCGAGAATATCCCCGAATCGCTCGTCTCGGGTGTTAATAGGTTTTCCGAGCTTAATGGCCACATGGTAATGGGTTCCTCCATCCTTATGGCATTCAGTTCCGATGACGTAGTGCTTGACAGAATAATCGGCGAATTCGGTGTTGATCCAATCATTAAGTTGTTGAAGGGTAAGTTTTGATTGTGGATAAGTGAGACCAATGGTTTG